GTTCTCGTTTCTCACGATAACCCTGCCGAAGTTTGGTTCAGACTTCGAAAGATGTCTGGACCAAGGCTTCGTCGACTCTAACTCGTTCTCTGGTTTCCAGAGGCGAGGTGGTCTCCCTGTTTTCCTACAGGGTTTCCTCAGTCTTGTGTTCGACCGCGACTCGGGTTGCCTACTTGATGAACCTTCCATCACTTCGATCAGGTCCGTTCGTCAGCTAACGCTGATGTTTGGAAAGATCGAACTGCCTTGCACAGAGGATCGTGTCAAGGCAGCGATGGTTCAGTACATCAAGACAGACCGGGACGTACACCAGTCTGACCTACGACTCAAGGCCTCGGAACTTTATCGTCTCGAGGACTTCGTTCGGGTCAGCCGTTTGCTCTGGGCGGATTACTTCAGCGCGGTAGATTCTCGAATCTACAACGATGGAGTCCTTCCGAAGCACGGACCTGGTGCCACTGCTGACAAGCTTCGCGGCAACGCGAAGTATAATGTCAGGTTGTGGACCCGTCGGTTGGATGAAGTTTTCCCTCATTGGGAAAACCTCATTCCATCTGAGTCCTTCCTTGAGAGGACGGACGGCGTGACTATCCTGGAACCTGGGGATGAGATAGCTGTAAAAGTTATCTCCGTCCCCAAGACGCTCAAGACACCACGAATCATCGCCATTGAACCCACTTGTATGCAATACATGCAACAAGGGATTCTCTCGGTGATGATGGAGGAGGTGGCGCGCTTTGACAACGTGCACCACTTCGTCAGTTCGAAATCGCAAGAGCCAAACCAATGGCTCGCGCGCGAGGGCTCCATCTCTGGAACTCTCGCCACACTGGATCTCAGTGAGGCTTCGGACCGTGTCTCGAATGAACATGTACGACTCCTTCTAGCTCCTCACCGCGCGTTTCGCGAGGCTGTAGACGCTACCAGAAGTCGGAAGGCTCATGTCCTTGGATATGGAGACATCCCTCTATCCAAGTTCGCGTCCATGGGTTCCGCTCTCTGTTTTCCAATGGAGGCTCTCGTCTTCGCGACGATCGTCTTCATGGGAATAGAAAGAGAGCGAGGGCAACACCTGTCCCGTAGTGACGTTAAGTCATTCTACGGTAAGGTGCGTGTCTACGGCGACGATATCATCGTCCCCGTAGAATACGTGCATTCCGTGATCA